GCGTACGTGAGCTGGAGGACCTGATTGCTGGCCTGCTCGTACGTCGGGTCGCCCTTGTCGAGCCCTTCCCGCCGTTCCTTCCAGTAGGCAAGCACCATCTCGTCGGTGGCCTGCTTACCCTCGAACGTGCCACCACTCCGCCACGCGTCCATGATGAGCTGGTCGCGCTTGGCGACGTACTCGCGCGCGAGAGCGATGATCTGGGACGAGACGTTGGGGACGACGCGGGGCTGGAGGCCGAACGAGCCCCGCCTGCTGCGTGCCATTACGGCACCACGATACGGCAGGACACCACCCGGCGACCGGCGAAAGTGGCGCCAGTGACGACATGATTGGCGAGGATGTAGTCGGCCGACCAGCGGTCCATCGGGTCAGACCGGATCGTGCCCCCGTCGGCGGTACGGCAGAGGATCACGACCGACGTGTGGTCATGGCGGAGAAGCCAGCAGAGGAAGCGGCGGAACATCAGCGCCTCCCCAGCTTGGTGGAGTTCATGATCCGACCGGAGAGCTTCCCGCCTTGGATCATGGACTGGACGTCAGTCGGAGCCGGGCCAGCCTGACCCGCCCCGGCGGCGCCGCGCGGCCCCTGAGCGAACGGGCTGTTGCCAGCGCCCTCGACGGGCGGGACGGCCCCAAGGCCACCCTCGACGGGCCCGCCGATGGGGTTCTGCGGGGCGCCCATGCCGAGAGCGTCCTGAAGGGCAAGGGCACCGGACTGCTGCTGCCCGGCGGCCTGCTCTGCGGCGGCCGGGGGCATCTGCGCCTGCGCCGCGTTGAGGGCCGTCATGAGCTGGACCATGAGGTTCACGCGATCCGGGAAGAGCGTCGCATCGGTGGACTCGCGCCGGATGATGTTCTGCTCCTGCTCCGGGTCGTCCACACCGACAGCGTCCATGCCGCGAGCCTGCGACCAGAGCTTGGCCCCGACGAGGTTGGCGGCGCGAGTGGCCGTCTCCATCTCGTCGCGCGGGCTGAGGGACGGGTCGATGATGTCGAGGCGGGGCATCCCGCTCGAAAGGACCTTCTTGATGAACTTGGCCTCGTCGCCCTTCATGTTGGACCAGACCTTCAGGGTCAGCTCCCACGTCTTCCGGTCCCACTCGTAGAAGAGGAGCCGACGCATTGAAATGCGCGACTCGTAGTTGGCGATGAGGGCGTTGATGGCCTTCGAGCTGTTCAGCACGGCCGTCGGAGCGAGGCCCAGCAACAGGTCGTTGAGGCCGGAGATGATCGCCATTTCGCGATCGAGGCGCCCAAGGAACTGTTCGAGCTGGAACTCAGCGATGTACGGGGCGATCGACTCGAAGCGGTTGCCGGGGCCCGGGCTGACGGTCTGGTTCAGGATCGGCTTGACGTTGGCGGCGCCACGCGCGGGGGCGTTCTCGCCCGTGATCTGCCAGTAGTCGCCCGCCGTGGCCTTCTGGATCATCTGCGCGCCAGCGGTGATCCGCGTCATCTTCTCGCGGATCAACTGCTCCATGTCGTGCAGCTCCGAACGGCCGGTAGGCACGCCCGGGATGAATGTGTTGAAGAGCGGGACGTAGGGGATCGCGCCGTCATAGTAGCCGTACTTCTCGTTGCGCACGACCTCGTTGCCGACGACGATGCAGTTCCACGTCTCCATCTTGGTCGGGGAGCCCTTCTTCCCCAGCTTGCCGGGCTTGCGGTACCAGTAGTCCCAGACCTCGACGCGGGCGGGGCCCCAGTTGTAGTCCGGGCGCGGGATGTCCGCATCGACCGGGTTCATGGCACCGACGACCCACGGGGTGATCGAGCCGTCGGGGAGGCCCTTGGCAGAGACGATCATGCTGTACCGCTCCGTGATGGTGAGCGGATCGATCAGGGTGACCTGCGCGGCCCACTCCAGCTCGGCGTAATTGTCATCCTTGAAGCCGAGGTAGAGGTTGCGCGGGTTGATGACGACATCGGCGCTGGCGTAGCGCTTCAGGTCGTCCGGGTAGATGAAGGACGCCGTCCGGCCGTACAGGCCCTTGACGATGGCGGCCTTGTGCCGCTTCAGTTGCCAGCCCTCGTCGGCCTTCCAGCTCTCGCGGACACGCTCCAGTGCATTGGCGTCGTCGCGGGCCTCGTCCTTGTCCTCGATCGCGACCATGTTCTCGATGGGCTCGACGGCCTGAAGGGAGGCCGGAACCTCGATGTAGACGTGGGGGTTGTTGATCGAGACGTGGGAACGGCCGTCGATCTTCAGGTTCGGGTCATCGGCCCACAGGTCGGCCCCGAACTGGGTGAAGGTAGTCGTGTAGAACAGGTCGTCGTTCCGCCGACACTCGTCAGCGAACAGGTCATGCTCGGGCTTGATGCCCGTAATCCTGTTCTGAAGCTGCCGCTGGATGGCATCGTCCGGGGTTTCCCCCATCGCGATGGACAGGTCCAGCGTGAGGTCGGTGTACTTCTGGTCGGCCATCTAGACGAGGTCACTCACGGTGCTTCCCAGTGTACGCCCTCACTTGGGTCGCGTCAACGTCGCGAACGTCGTCCTTTCTGCATCGAAGCCGCGCTGCCATGGATAGTCGGCCGCCTGCTCCTGATCCACCTCGCCGTAAACGAAGTTGCTGTCCACCGCCACACCGGGCCGGGGCAGCGAGCGGGCCACCTTCACGATGATGGCGAGGCACATGACGAGGTCCTGCTCCTGCTTCCGGTCGGCAAGCTTGTAGTTGAGGCACTGCTTCTGCGCCTCCTGCCAGAAGCCGGACGCCGGGAGCCGGATCGTGCCCTCATCGAAGGCGGTGCGGAGGTCGGAGAGGAGCTGGCGCTTGGTCTTGACCACGCCGCCGAACTCGATGGTCCGCACGGCGGGGATCGACTCCTCCAGAAGCTCCTTGAACATGTGCCCGCCCAGCGCGGTGTGGTCCACCCCGGTCTCCACGTTGGCGCCGCCCTTAGCGTAGCGGGCATGGTCGCGTGCGCCCAGCGCTACGATACCGCGCGTCGTCTGCTTACCCTCCTGTCTGTCGAGCGACACCCCGGTCAGACGGCCGTCGGCCCCCATCTCGCAGACCATGGACCAGCACTTGTCCTTCAGCCCCGGATCGAGGGCGTGCGCGTACGCGTGCCCGACACCCTTCGGGTCCTGCTGCTCAGGCAGGGTGTCGATGAAGGCGGCGCGCACGGACGTGGCGTTGAACCAGACACCCATGGCCTGAATGAACTTGCCGTCGATGTTCTGGTCGATCCACGCCTGCGGCTGGTGCAGGATGAGGGCGTCGAAGCTCTCGCGGTCGATGCCGTACCCGATGTTGTCGCGCGTGGACATGCGCATCGAGAACCGGCGGGGGTCCCGGAACGGGTCCTCTGGGTCACCCGTGTACCACAAGTCCTCGTATTCGGTAGAAGTATCTGCCGACGGCGTCGAGATGAGGAAGAACTGGCCCCCGGTGCTGAGGCGCCGGGCGTGCATGACCTCCTCCAGCAGATAGCGGAGGGTCGGAGACTCCTGAAGGCCCGCCTCATCGAATGACAATCCGTGCATGTTCATTCCAATGGCGGACAGCGCCTTGGCCTTGGTGGAGCGGAAGTGGACCTGCGCCCCTCCAAGCTCTGGGGCGAACGCGATCCACGCGTACTCGCCGCGTTCCTTCGGGCCGTCGGTCCACTCGACGCCCTCGACAAGGGTCGCCTTGGCCACCTTGCGGGCCCCGGCCACCGGGTCCCCGCCGCCAGCCGCGATAGTCCACGGGCAACCAGCCTTCTGGGCCGGGTGGGACCCGCCGAGAAGGTTCACCATCTCCGTGAAGACCTGCTCCGCCGGGGCCTGCTCGACGGCGAAATGCCACCAGTGGTAGGGCAGCGAGCCGAAGCGCCGCAGCTCTGCCGGATTGTCTGACTTCGGGGGCTCCAGCCCCGTCCGGTAGATGCAGGAGTGCAGGATGATGACCGACAGGGCGAGGGTCTTGCCCGCGCGGTTCCCGGCGGCGACCATGACCCAGTAGTAGAACGCGCGCCACCGGCTGTCGGTGCGCTTGATGTACGCCTGCATCATCTTGCGCTGGCCCGGGTGGAGCCGGATGCCGAGAAAGACGCGGGCGAACCGGATCGGGTCCCAGCGGCACTTCTCGAACTCGACTACCCAGTCAATCGCTGGCGTCATCTGCGACCTCCTCCGGGGCACTCAATTGTGGCACTTCCACGCCCCCAATTAGGGCTTTCGGGGCGAGCCCAGCCTTGGCCATGGACTCGAAGAGCCCCAGCTTCAGCTCGTTGGTCTTCTGCTCGCGCTTGTCGGTAAGCCCCTGCGTACGGAGGATCGACGTGATGGCGGCCTGAGAGTCCTTTCCGAGGATGTCGTAGAACTCGGACCAGTCGTGGGGGACCCATTCGGGGTCCGCCTTGCCGCCAGCGGCGATGGTCGCGTCGTGGAAGGCGTTCAGCTCTGCCGCCCGCTGCTTCGCCAGATCGATCCGACGCTCGACCTCGTCCACCTGCATCTTCTGGATGGCGAGGACACGCTCGCGCATCGGGCGCTCGGGCTCGACAACGATGGCGCGCACGTTGGCGTCACCGTCCGTGTGTTCCTTGATGTGCTTCGTGATGACCCGGGCGCTGATGGCGCGCTCGCCCAGCACGGTCGCGATGGTGTCTGCGCCCATCCCGCCGTTCCAGCCAAGCTCCACGAGCCTGCGCCGGTCGGCATTGCGACAGACGAGGCACTTCACGTCAATTGTCATCTGGCACCAAGGATCGCATTGACGCGCCCCTCGCGCAAGTCCGACGGCCTGATGACCACGGCCGGGATACCGCAGAGGTTGAGGAGTTCGAGCCATTCTCGCTGCTCCGGCTCCACGACGCCCTCCTCTTTCTTCAGCTCGATGGCCATGGCGCCGTGTTTCGGGTGCGCGAGGAACAGATCGGGCCATCCGGGGGCCATCGGGGTCACGAAGATGGGGTTCCCGGCCTTGTCGAAGGCTGCAATCCCCCTCCCTGCGTGCGCTACCTTCCACCCCCGTCGTTTCGCGCGGTCAACGACCCGGTTCTGGAGCGTTCGCTCGCTCATCTGCCGATCTGAGCATTGTTCGGGCGAAATCGACCTGTGGCGTACGCCGCAAATTGTACAATTAGGTCGTTTTTCGCCTTGCGGAGGTGTCTGGAGTGGCCCAATGGCGCGCTTAGTCGCCATTCTCTTCCTCTTCGGCCCGGTCGGTGACGTTCTTCAGGCGCACTCCCTCGTAGAAGTGGCCCGCAGCCCGCGCTTTCCGCGTGAAACGGCGCCCCATGGCGAGCCCGAAGCCCGTCATGGTCATCTTCTCGTATCCGTTCTTCTCGCACCACGCGTCGAACGCCTTGTAGAAGGGCCCCGACTGGGCCGACGCGTTCTGGTCGGTGACGCAGACGTCCGCGACGAAGGCGGTGATGGGGTCGTTCTCCTCGATGTACTGCCGCGACCAGTCCACGACCTTCTGGGGCTCCGAAAGCCCGTCCTTCAGGTACAGGTTGGCGGCCACGGCCAGCGCGCGGAGGGCTCCCTGAAGGTTCTGGGGCTCCTTCAGCCGGTCTTCGAGCCCCTTGTCGTCACGGCTGGGGTCCCGGTAGTCCTCCATGAACCAGATGATGCGCACGCGGCGCTGCATCGAGGGCCCGACGTCCTCCGTCCGGGGCGGGTTGTTGGTCAGAAAGACGATCTTGTGGGTGGGCTGGAAGGTCTTGAAGGTCTTCGAGTAAAGCGAGCGGGCCTCGATGAAGTCGTTCCCGGAGTGGGCCTTCAGCATCTCCTCGTTGAACTGGCCCCCCTGCGGCTCGCTCATGTAGGTGAACCGCGCGCCTTGGAGCTTCAGCAGCTCCGGCCGGGGCTTGTCGCTCGACGCGGACCCGTACTTGGTCCTCATGTAGAGCGTGTCGGGCGGCGTGGCGGCGTAGTCGCCCAGCGCCTTGGCCACGGTGCGGGCGAGGACGCCCTTGCCGTTCGACCCTCCGCCGACCCACATCCAGAACTTCTGCTCGCGGTTCGTCCCCAGCACCGAATAGCCCAGCACGCGCAGCAGGTACTCAACCATGTCAGGGTCGTGAGACATGATGTCATCCACGAAGCTGGTGAACGGGCCGAAGTCGGCGTTCGGGTCCCACGCCACGCCCGTCGATCGGCTGATGAGGAGGTCAGGGCTGGGGTTCGGGTCGAGGGTGAGGGTGCTGAGGTCGAGGATGCCGTTCTCGAAGCCCAGCAGGTTGGGGTGCTGGTCCCACTCGTCTCCCTTCATTGCAATCCCGGGCATGGACGCCAGCATCTTCAGGACCGACGCCTTCTTCCCGGCGTCGAGGAGGGCGGAGAACACCTTCATGGAGTCGGGGGTCGGGTTGATGACCTTGCTGGGCAGCCACTCCCCGACCAGCCGCTCGCGGATCAGCTCGTAGACGTAGGTGGTCTCGTCGGGCGCCCACCGGACGCCGTTCCAGACGTGCCACAGGCTGGTGGAGTGGTCGAAGCGGACCCGGTCCCCGATGCCCAGCGGCGATGGCTGGGCCAGCATGGCGGCGAAGTAGTCGTCCCGCGAGGTCAGGTGGACGACCTGCCGCATCGCGGCGAACTGCTCTTCGGCGCTACTCATGGGTGGACCGCTTGTAGGCGCCCCGGATGGTGTCGCGGGCCCGGCGCTCAGGATGGTTCCCCCGCTTGGCGGCGGCCATCAGGCGCTCCATTGCAATCTCGTACGGCACGCCTTCCTCCAGACACTTCATCGCGGCCCAGTGGATGACGTTGTTCTGGTTCCCGTCCGCCGCCGTCTCGATCGCACGTTCCAGTCCTTCGGTCTGATAGTCCCAACGCTTCTCCCAGAGCCACCACGATACACCATCGGATGGCACCGTGACGAAGTACCGCATGGCCTCCCGGGGCGGGGCGGCTGCGGCGTACTGGTCCTCTGCCTTCATCCGGTCCTGCGCCACGGGCGGCAGGACGTCCGGCATCTGGGCGATCCCGTCCACGACGAGGGGCGTGACCCACTCGTAGGCACCGTCCACTTCATTCCGGGCGTCGAAGTGAAGGGATGGCGGGGCGACGACGTATCCGCCGTGGCCCTTGAAGAGGAGAATGCGCTGGCCCATCCAGCGGTTCCGCTCCTGCCCGGGGGCCCAGAACCAGACGTGGAGCCCGTTCTTGGTCTTGGCGCAGACGGTCTCGTCGGTCGCCTCGAAGCCGAGGTCAACGAGAAGCTGGGCGGCGTCCTCGCTGTCCACGTCCGCGACGAGGAAGCCCGGCGGGATCAGGATTGCAATGCCGGTCGTGCCGGAGCCGTCGAAACTGTTCCGCAATGCGGCCAGTTCCGCATCGAGTGGAACGCCGTGGAACGAGTCATCCCACGACCAGTGGTCGCCGTGGACTCGCGGGTTCGGCTTCTTCCCGACGAGGGCGAGGATGTGAAGGCCCGCCCTGAGATATTCGAGAGCGGGCTCGAAGAGGTCTGTCATGGGATCGTCCTCATGAAGGTTAGCCCCCGGGGAGCGGGAGTCCCCCCGGGGGCTGGTGGATACGGGCCTAGTGGGTCGTCCAGACCTCAATCTTCGTCGCGTTGACGATACGACAACTGGCGTGGGTCGTATCACCCGACGTGGCGCAGACAGTGCTGGTCCCAAAGCCCGCATCCTGCCATGCCGTCCCGTCGGCGTAATCGATGAACTTGGCCACCCGGAGAGACGTCGGGCTGGTGGAGCTGGTCCCCCAGCCGTCGTGCGGATTGAACCGCTCGAACGACCACCGCGCGCGGTCCTTGTTGATGCCCCCGCGCCAAGACGGATAGGAGGCAGTCGCGCGAAGCACGTCGTCAATGTAGAGGTTGTACCGATTGACGCCGTTGTCCACGATCTTGTAGTAATGCTCGGCGCCATCCGCCGGGCCAAGATCGATGGCGGCTGGCCCCAACGAAGGGCCATCCCCAGCGGCGTAGAAGTACCTCAGCGTCCCGGCCTTGCCCGCGCTGCACGGGGACCACGACGGCTGGAGGTACGCCGTGCATCGGATAATCCCGATCTGGATGATGTTGTTGTAGTGGCCGATGTCGCTCAGGGACACCCACACCGAGGCCCCATGGGTCCCCGTGAAGCCGGGGTACGGCGGGTTGCAGTCAGCGAGACCGCTGACGTCAATCTTGGCCTGAACGCCCCCGAAGTTGTCCACGGTACGGCTCCCGTACCGGAAGCCGTAGCTGATTGGCGTGTCCACGCACGTACCGTACTCGGCCTTCGTGGCCGGTGGAGCAGCGAGCGACACCCCGGCGACGATGGCCAGTGCCGCGAAGATGGTCAGAAGCTTGCGCATGTCTCTCCCTTCGAGAGCTACACCCCCCGGCCGGGCGGCGGACACCCGACCGGGGGAAAGGCCCATCGGGCCTCATCTGGTAG